TATAAATAGTGGACAAGTGAAATTTGGAACTCCTGGTGCAGTCATTGATAGTACTATACCATCAAGAAGACTGTATGATTTTAGCGATAGGGTCGCAGATTTATCTCCAGAAGAGTCTCCATTTTTCGTATATTTGTCAAAAGTAGGTAAAGTTCCAACATCTGATAGTCAATTCAGATTTTTGGAAGATAGAACTAAGATAGCAATTGCTGATAGAGCATTTACTGCACAAGCTGGATTTACAGCAGCAGCAGTAGGTAGTACAGCAACAGCTACATTTGATACAACTGATTCAACACCTACATCTGTAGATTGGTTAGTTCCAGGCATGGTTATAGCTTGTGGAACAGTAGATACTGGTACTGCACAACCTGAATGGTGCACAGTAAGGGTAGAATCTGTTAGTGATTCAGGTGCTTATACAACTGCAACAGTTAGAACTATTGCAAAAGCATCTGCAGATGCTTTAACAGTTCCAAATGATGCTAAATGTACTGTAGTAGGTACTGCATTTGAAGAAGGTACTGGAGCTCCTGACGTATGGTCTCAACAACTTGATAATGGTATTGGATATACTCAAATATTCAAAACTGCTTGTGAAATGAGTAATACAGCTAGAGCAACAGTATATAGAGGTTACTCTGATGAATGGCAACGAATTTGGAATCTTAAATTAAGAGAACATAAAATTGATATTGAAAGAGCAATGCTTTTTGGTATGGGTGGTAATACAAATAGTATTAACTATACTGATGGTGTTGTAGGTCATATCATTGCAAACTCTCAAGCTGAATTAGCAGATGAAGCTCAAATGTCATACAATACTGATAAAGGTTATTTAAAAACAATAAC